CTTCTCGTGCGAGCCAAACACGGTCAAAATCTGAAAGACCAAAAGTGTGGGTTCCACCATCTTCTCTAGATGCACCCCCTGCACCTGACGGATTCAGGTACAGATGGATAAGAGCTGAAGTCGTAGGATTTCAAGATACGAAAAACATAACTGGACGATTAAGAGAAGGTTATGAATTAGTTCGTGCTGAAGAAATCGAAAACGCAAGCGATTATCCTGTTGTCGAAGACGGCAAATACAAGGGGGTAGTTGGGGTCGGTGGCCTTTTACTTGCAAAGGTACCTAAAGAGATCGCGAAGCAAAGACAAGATTACATGGCTAGACGTCATAGTGAACGAAGCGAAGCAGTAGAAAACGATCTTATGAAGGAGCAGGATAATAGAATGCCTATCAATGTTGATAGACAATCTCGTGTAACCTTCGGTGGTACGAAAAAATAATTTTTTCAATCACTGAATTTAAATAAACCGTACTGGAGGCCCTTTCGGGGGCAGGTACATAAGGAGTAATAACTATGGCAAATAGAAACACTGTTGGCTTTGGTCTTATCCCTACTGGAACTGTTGGAAGCAACGTTGCAAACGGTGGACAAAGCAAATACTTCATTGATGCTGGTTATAACGTTGACTTGTTCCAAGGGACTGTAATTCAGTCTAAAGTTGGATACATGAAAACTGCAGAAGCTAACATCACTGACAAATCAATCGGTGTGCTAAATGGTATATTCTATAATGCGGCTACTACTGAGAAGCCTACATTTGCGAATAGCTATGCACAACCTATTACTCCAGCAAATAGTGAAGATATCACTGCATTTGTTATCGATAACCCTTTACAGTTATACATAGCTGGTATTGACGGCGCAGTCGCTCAAGCTAACTTTGGAAAAACTGTAGGTGTTACAGCTGGCGCTCCAGCTGGAAGTCACACTTCTGGCCAATCGAGTAAGCAGTTAACAACTGGTGGTATTTCAAACACAGCTAACCAATGGCGATTATTAAGATCGGCTGAGGATCCTGAAAACGAAGACACAACAGCAGCAAATCATACTGTTGTAGTTTGTCAGAACCTTAACCAATACTTAACTAACGCTGTAAGTTGGCAATAATAGGAGCATATAGATCATGGCAATATCAAGAGCACAACTAGTTAAAGAACTAGAACCAGGCCTAAATGCACTATTTGGGCTGGAGTACAAAAGGTATGAAAATCAGCATGCTGAGATTTATACTGAAGAAGCATCTGACAGAGCTTTCGAAGAGGAAGTAATGTTAAGTGGCTTCGCAAACGCACAAGTAAAAGCAGAAGGTGCTGGCGTATCATACGATGATGCACAAGAAACTTTTACTGCGAGATACACTCACGAGACAGTAGCTTTAGCGTTCGCAATCACTGAAGAAGCGATTGAGGACAATTTGTATGACAGACTTGCGTCTAGATATACAAAAGCTTTAGCTAGATCAATGTCAAACGCTAAACAGGTTAAGTCTGTTGAGCCGTTAATAAACGGTTTCACAACTTTCAAATCTGGAGATGGTAAACCTTTAATGGCTGACGATCACCCAACGATCGCTGGTTCATTCAAGAACGAGCTATCAACAAGCGCTGACTTGAACGAAACTTCGTTAGAACAATCGATGATTGACATCGGTAAAATGACTGACGAAAGAGGTCTTAGAGTTGCAGCAAGAGGATTAAAAATGATAATCCCTTCTGAGCTTCAATTCACAGCTGAGAGATTGATGAAATCTCAAGGCAGAGTTGGAACAGCTGACAACGATATTAACGCATTAGTTTCAATGGGAATGGTTCCTCAAGGATACAGAGTGAACAATTACCTAACTGATACAGACGCGTTCTATATCTTGACAGACGTACCTAACGGTATGAAAATGTTCAACAGAGCTCCGTTGAAAACTGCAATGGAAGGTGATTTCGAAACTGGTAACGTTAGATACAAAGCTAGAGAAAGATACTCATTTGGAGTATCAGACCCTAGAGGTATCTTCGGATCTCCAGGAGCGTAATAATCAAATTTTTGTGGCGGGACATAGTTCCGCCACAATTAACTAACAAACTGGTGAGATATGAAAAAATTTTTAGTCAACATTTGGGCCTACGATTATCACGGAAGATTTGAAGTCCTATCTGAAGACAACCCACAATCCTTAGAAGAATCAATCCTTGACAAACTTGGAGAAAATGTTATAAAGTGGGAATATCTCGGAAACTCATATGATGACCGAGTAAACAGAATAACTTATGAGGAAGTTATCTATGATACAAGACCTATACAAACAAAAAAGGTCCTTGGAGTTGAAGTGGGAACAGGAGCATCTATCTAATGGTAGATACACTCTTGAAATGGTCCGAATTGATGACAAAGTCAAAGAAGTCATCACAAAGATCAAGCTGGAAGAAGCAGCAATTGCCCACAGGCAAAATACTATTGAAGGTGCCGCTCC